CTCGGGTAACTCGCCGACGCTGGGCTTGGCCAGCTCGGGGTTCACGCTGCCACGGCCACCGCCTGCGCCGGGGCCGAAGTCTCCGGTGGCACCGCCAGTGTTGACGCTGGGCGGCTTCATGCCGTAAAACTTGCGCACGTTGGCAAAGTAATTTTCAAAACCGATTTCAAAAAATCCTTTTCCAGCGGCTGAGCCTTCCTTGAACTTGGCAATGACCTGGTTCAGCGACACCACCAGGTCGCTGGCGAGTGAGCGGGCAATGTCCTGGCTGCTTTTTTGCAGGCTGGACAAGGCGATGTTGAATTTTTCAGCCTCGGCGGCCTGCTCGGCGGTGACGGTGGCCACCAGCTTGCCTTTGGCGGCCAGGTCGTTGAGCAGCGGCGCGACTTCTTTCAGGCTTTTGCCAAACAGCTCCTGGCTGAGCCGGGCTTTGTTGCCGTCGTCGGCAAAGCCGCTCAGGGCGGTGGCGATCTTGAGTAGCGCTTGGGCTGGGTCAAGGCTTTTGAGGTTTTCCACACTCAGTCCAATAGCCTCGATAGCTTGGGCCTGGGGGCTGTCTGGTTTGGCGGCGTTGAGGGTCTGGTTGAGCCTGANGAGCGCGTTGGTGACCGTGTCCATCTTGGTGCCGGTTCGGGCGGCCACGTCTTCAAGCGCGCTGATGTTTTCTATGCTGGCGCCGGTGGCGTCTTTGATGTCGTTGAGGGCATCAATGCTGTCAAGCACCGACTTGGTGAAGGCCACCAGGCCGACCACGCTAAAGCCTGCGCCCAGGCTGGTGGCCAGACCCACCGCACCCACTTTGAGGCTGTTGATGTTGCTGGCGGCGGTTTTGAAGGCAGCAGCGGTTTTGTCTTGCGCGCTGAGAACGATTTTGACGTTGGTGGCCATTACTGCACCATGCCTGCCGCGCGGGCAGCGGCCATGATTTCGTCAACGGTTTGCACTGGCGCTATTTCTGGTGCCGGGTTGGCCTGCTGCCAGAGGGCGGGCATGAAGTCGCCCGCGTGCCAGAGGCGCCCGGGCGCGGGCGACTTGCAGCGGGCCGTTGGCGGTGGCGGCCAGCAGCGCGGCGGCCATGCTCCACTGGGCGGCGGGCAGCGGCTCTTCACATTCCAGGGCGTAATGCTGGGCGAATTCTTGCGCGGTCATGGTTTGCTGGAGCTGTTGCAAGGTGGTTCCCATTCGTTGTGCCAGCCGGAGGGCAAACCGGAGCTCGGGCTGGCTGGTTAGTTTTTTGCTTCGGCCTCGGCGTTGAAACCGCTCAGGCGCCAGGCGGTGTTGAACAAGGTGATGGCCTGATCGGCGTGGGCGCCGCCGAAGGTTTGCCACTGGGTTTTGGTGAACAGGGGCAGGCCATCGGCATCGAGCACGCACAGGGCCAGCATGACGGGCATGATGGCGTGCACGCTGGCGGTGTCATCAGGGTCTGGCGTGGCGGTGTCGCGGCGCAGGGTGACGATTTGCTGCTGCACGGCCATGCGCTCTGACAGCAGCAGGCCGCGCACCACCACCTGGCCGCCCAAGGCGGGCACCTCGGCCGTTTCCTTGGGGGTAACGGGCGGGGCGACTTCGGCGCGCTTTAAAACAGCCATGGTGATTAATTAGAGTAGGCGAACACCGGGCCAGTGAGCTTGAAGCTGACAGGGGTGGTGACGGGGCCGCCAGTGCTGCCGCCGGGGGCAAGGCTAACTGTTGGGTAGCAGTCAAACAGTACGCGGGCGCCACTGGCAAAGGTGAGCTTGACGGCGCGGGTGCCTTTGACGTTGTCGGCTTTTTTGAGTTCCACCAGCGCGGGGTCAGCCGGGTCCCACAGGCTGCCAAAGCTGTAGGCCAGCGCGGATTTGACGCCGGGGATGAGTTTGGTGGTGTCGTCGTGGATGGTGGTGATGTCGATGTCTGCGGCCTCGCCGCCGCTGGCGTTGACGTCCTGGAAGGTGGCGGCGCTGGCACCAAAGGTGACAAGTTGGCCGCTGCCGCTGGTGAAGGTGTTGAAGAGGGTGCTGTCAATGCCGTCAAGGCTAAAACTGTTGGCATCCACTGAGGTGACCTTGACCACGGCGTTGTTGAGCTCGATCATGCCATTGATGGTGAGTTTGACCTCTTGCCCGGTGGTGTATCCATGGGCGGTGCAGCTGACCACGGCGGGGCTGGCCTTGCTGATGGCNGTGATGGTTTTGGCGGTGGCCAGGACGGTTTGCACCGCGACTTGCACTTTGGACCAGATGTTGACGGTTGCCATGGTGGGGACTTTCTAAAAAATTAAAGGAGGATGTCGGGGGCTTCAGGGCGCACCAGATAAGCAAAAACCCAGGTTTGCAGGCGTGAGGCAAACAAAATCTCAGCATCACCATTGAGCACCGGGCGCGAGCTGGTCATGTGCCAGCCCTGGCTGGCCAATGCGGCCAAGGTGGGGCTGGCTGCCAGCAGCTTTTCCACCGCCAGGCCAAAAGCACGGGTGTCTGCGGCGGCGCTGCTTTTGTGGCTGATGATGCAATGCACTTGCACCGTCAGCTCACGGCGCTCAAGGCTGCTGATGGTGAAGGGCTCAGCCGACTCGCCACTGCTGCTTTCTTCCAGCACGATGGCTGGCAGTTGGGCAGGTTGCAGCGGGTCAATCGGNTCAACAAAGACACGCCCTGCAGCCACGGTGCCGCCTGCTGCCAGCACGCTGTGCAGAGCATCAAGGATTTGCTGTTGTGCATGGGCCATGGTGCTTATTGCCGCAGTTGCAAGGTGCTGATGCCAGTGCCATCGGGCTGGTGCTCCACAATGCTGTAAGTCACCCCACCGGCCACCACGGATAAGCCCACCGGGTTGGCGGGCACATCAGCGGTGGCCATGGTCAGGGTGGGGGCATTGCTGGCCATGCCAAAGGGGCCGACTGACCCGAGCGCAAACGCCGCGTCAAAAATCGCCGCCTTGGTGACCCCGCTGAGGGTGACGCTGGTGGCAAATTCAGACAAGTTCATAAATGCGCTGATGTCTTTGGTGAACATGGCTTAAGCTTTAGGCCTAGACCGTCAACGCGTCGACCATGGTGGCGAACGACTCAACGTTACGCACGGCCACATCTACGTCTTGCAGGGTGACTACGCGCACAGTTCCGGCGGTGCTTCCTGTGTAGGGGTCAACCATGAGGTCTAAGCTGCCCCACATGCCGATGATGAGGTCGGCAAAGTTGCCAAACAGGATGGCCGAGCAGACGCCTGAGCTAGTGCCTTTGGTCAAGTTGCTTGGCACGCCGTTGGTGATGGCGGCACGGTAGCCGTTGATGGGGGTGTTGCCAGCGTCCCATACAGGCATGCCGTTGGTGGATGCAAACTTTTGTGTTGATTTGAGCTTGCCGCGCACCTTGGCGTTGGTGAGGTAGCCCATAGCGCCTACGTCTGCATTGGCGGCGGCCACTGCGGTTTCGAGGTCGATCATGTTTTGCCATGTAGGCGCTAGGCCGTTAGCGCCGCCGATGACACCGGCGGTGATGAGGGTAAGCAGGCCAGATGGCTGGTTGCTGGCACCGCTGCCGTTGATTGCGGCTTGCTGGATGGCCAGGCCGAGCACAGTGGCTAAGTCAGTTTGCACCATGTTTTCCACGTCGATGCTTGATTGCAGCAGCAGGCGGCGGCTGATGTCAGTGAATGCACCAACAGTTTTTGGTGTCATAGTGACTTGCGCTAGGGTTTGCTGCGACTCAGTCGGTGCGGAGTTTTCTGCTACCCAATAGGCTGTAGCGGCGCCTGACTGTTTGGGGATGGCTACCTGACCCACCAAGCCGGTGAGCATGCGCGCGCCCAGGCTGTCAATGACCATGGCGTGGCGCAGGGCACTGATGAAGTCTTGCGGGCGCAGGTCTGTGGCCACGGTGTAGCCGCCCGCATTGGCGGTGCCAGCGGTGAGATCGCGCTTTTGAACGTCGGTTGGCAAAAAGAAGCCACGGGCGGTTTTGCCCATTTTCTTACTCACAGCTTCAGATGCGGCGCGCTCCAGGCCAGCGGCCTCTTGGGCGGCGCGGTCACCGGGGTTGGCCATGGCGTTGATGGCGCGCATGACGCTGTACTGCTTGACTTCGGCGTGGCTTAGGCCGATGTCTGATGTGGGCAGGGGTTTGCTGGCCAGGTGTTTTAGGGCGATTTGTTGAAATTCTTCGACGGTTTTGCCGTCTTGGATGGCGCGCAGGGCTAGGTCAGCGCCGCCGGGGATGGTGGCTGCAATGGCGCTGATTTCTGCGGCGTGGTTGCGCTGGGCAACGACTTGGGTGGTTTCTGTGGTCATGATGGCTTTCTGTTGAGTGTTGGAGGTTGCGGCGGGTGTTGCTTTGTCTTCAGGGTCTGCGGTGGGGCCGTCCATAGGCTCTACGGCAGCGTCTTCAGGTTCGGGCTTGTCCGTTTGCCAAACGGTGACTTGCACCGTGAGGTCTTTGGTAGAGATGTCGGCATCGGCGCTGCGGCCAATGCCCACGCTGGCATCAGCGGGGACGCTGACAAGCGAGATTTCAAAGGGCTCCCAGTCTGTGACGCGGTAGGTTTCCACACCGTCCTTTGTCTCAATAAGTTGCGCTTTGTGGATCATGTAGCCGACGGACACGTTGCGGCGGATGCCGCCGAGTACGTCTTGCCACACTTCTTCTGCCCGAGCGCTTTTCCCAAAGCGGACTACAGCACGACCTACCCGGTCAGTACCGATTTGGACAGATTCGATAACGCCCACAACGTCTTTAGAGTCGTGGTCGCATAAGAGGTTAGCGCCGGTGCGCAGGCGACCGGTACGCATGGATGAGGCGGTGCAGTCCAGCACTTCAATGCCCCAATATCGTTCGTAAGGGGTTTCGCTGGCAAAGGCCAGGGTGGCGGTGCGGGTGGCTTCGTCAATGGCGCGGCGTTCTACCGTGAGGGCGCGCTCGGCCCGGCCTTTTTCAAGGTGGCGCTGGAGGCTTTCAGGTAACGTTGTTTTTGACATAGGGGCGACTTTCTCAGGGCTGATATGACATAAGCAAGGCAGGCTGTGTCATGGGTTGCAATTTATTTTGTTTTTGTTGGCTGGCGGTGCGATAAACCGGTTCTCAAGCGTTTAGGGTACAGGCGCAGGTTGGGCCGCTTGGACACCAGGTGTTGGGTCGTAGGCTGTGAGTTGCACGCCTAAAAGTTTTGCGCTAGCTTGGGCGGCTGCGATGCTGGTGAGGGTGTCGTCAAAGTCGTAGCCCATGGCGTTTGCCAGGTCTTGCGGGGCCATGAGGCCGGCTTTGACTGCCAGTATCTTGGCCTCCATATCGCCTTTGGGGTCTACCCATTCCCAGCGGCGGGCTTGCCATTCGTGGGCGCTGAATTTGGCTATTTTTGAGGCGGGTAAGGCGCTGCCGTTGGCCATGGTGATGGCACCACTGAGTAGCGCGCTTTGAAGCCATAGTTTGTACACGGGCTCCATAAATGCGCCGATAAACCACTCTTGGTCGGATGCCCAGCGGTCGCGCTCTTCCAGGCTGCCGGATCGGATACTGGAGTAGCTGACGCCTTCGAGGTCGTTGGCTAGGCTGTGGTAGGCCACACGCCAGCCGCTGGCAATGCGCTGCAAGGTGGTTTTGACAAAGGGGCCAAATACTTCATTGGGGTATTTGCTGTCAAACTGCTGGAAGCCAACGCCCTGCGGGAGTGTGTCGAAGGTGCCGGGTTGGCTAGCAGTGATGGGTTGGCCGCTTTCGTCCATGCCGCCAATGGGGGCTTGTCCGTCTGGCGTTGTAAAGAATCCATAGTGGTTTGCGCCGTGCTCTGCGGCTAGCAGGGCAGACAGTTTGAAGTTGCCCAGGTGGTGCAGGCTAAGCATGCCTGCGGCCATCCAGGGCACGCCGCGCATTTGTTCGGCGCGCTCAATTTTGAAGCAGTGCAGGGTTTCGGTGGTTGGTATGCGCACGCGCTGGCGGTTGCTTTGAACGCCGTCATTGGGGTGGGCGGCGTAGAGGGTAGAGCCACTGGGCGGCGGTAGTCGTCAACCTCAACGCCCAAAATGATGGCGTTTGTGGTGGCTGTTTTGCCCACGTTCAGGGTAGTGTCGATGCGGTCTACGTCGATGATTTGCAGGGCGATGCCGTATTTGTTGGCAGCTTCAGTGCCTCGGACGATGCGCACCAAAAATTCTCCGTCAGACGGTAGGCCTCCTACCAAGGTGTCGCAGATGTCGCGCAGGCTTTGGCGCCCAGTGATGTCGCAGGCTTGGGACCAGTCTTTCCAGGCGGTTTCAATGGCGGTGTTGGCCAGGCGGTCTTGTATGCCAGGGCGGTCTTCTGTGCGGACTTGTAGGCGCACACCGCCGGGGCCGATGATGTTGTTTTTGCACATGCCCGCGAATTTGACGGCGTAGTCGTTGTTTTGGAGCAGCTCGCGGCCACGGCTGCGTAGTTTGTTGAGGTCGCTGCGGAGCTCGTGGTTAAGGCTAGCTTCGGTGGCCATCCAGTTTGCGGTGAGGCGGTCCATCCGGGCAGCCTGGAAGCTGCGCTGGTGGGCGGGTTTTGGTGTGCCGCGCAGCCAGGTAGCGGCTTTGTTCAAGATGGTTTTGATTTGCATAGCTGCGGGGGTGGGTTATGGACCAAAGCGGACTAGGACGCGCCGGGGGTCTGGCAGGCCACGGGCAAGGCGGGCGCGGGCGGCTTCTTGGGAGACTTCAAAGCGATAGCGGTCACGCAGGGAGAGTAAGTCTGGTATGCCTAACCGTTGGAGCTTGCGCCCTGCTATTTCGTAGCTGGCGGCGCTGAGGTTGTTGGGGTTTTCAAGGTAGGCCTCAACCGCTTCTAAGGCTTTGCGGGCGTGGCTGCGGGCGTCAAAACTAGCACCGGAGTAACCGGCTGATATGGTGATGTTGCCGCTGGCTATGGTGTGGACTTCACCGGATTTACTGACTTGGGCGCGCCATTCGTAGCTACCTGCTGTCCAGGCTGCAGTGGTGGCGGCGTCTACGGTGATGAGGTGGTTGTCACCTTGCGCGATGGCATGCAAAAGTGATTTTTGCCGTGGCGTTGATCAGGGTGTAGGTAAGGGTCCACCCATTAGCGGCGCTGTAGTCTGGCAGGGAGCGAAGCCAGATGGCGGTGTCGCCGGCAATAAGAGTAGCGGGTTCGGTGGTGGGGGTTTTGGCGGCCATATTGGGGGACTATGGCGGCGCAAGAATGACATAAGCAAGGCAGGCGGTGTCATGGCGCGGGGCGGGCCGCTGCCTGAGGGTGGTTTGCCAGGTGGGGTTGCTATTTGCCGGTGATAACGCGCCATATTTGGCGTTCGCTTAGGTTGTGGTGTCTTGACAGGTAGGCAATGTGTTCGCCTTTTTGAAATTGGCGGCGGATGGTTTCGTTACGGATGCTGCGGCCTTGCCCTTCTTGCCGGCTGATGTAGACGCGGTCGCCCCCAAAGATTCGTCTGGCCTGGGCGCTGGCATGCTGGGCAATGTGCTGGCGGATTTTGGTGCGCACCTCTGGCGGTGAGAGTGCAAGGGCGCAGGCAATGGTGTATTCGACCACGTCTTCGGTGACGGGGACAGCGTCAAGTAGCTTGGCTGCCAGGGCGGGGCTGATGAGGTCAATAGGGGTGTTGGTGTTTACCATGATGCTGTTGGTCGGTAAAGTTGGCGGGCTGGGCGGGCGAAGGGCTTGGGGTGCGGTGGGGTGGCGGGATTGTTGCTATTTATTTGATAGCTGTTTGCGCTTGCTGTACCTTGGCTAGATGCTTGTTTGTCTTGTAAGCTCCCGACCAGGCGGGTTTCCAGCTTGTCCCAATCAGCCTTGGTGAAGCGGTGCAGGCGAAGCTCAGGGTGGTGGGCGGCGGCGTAGGCGTAGACCCAGGTGTCTAGGGCTTCGTTGCGCGCGCCACGGCGGTTGATGAAGCGATTTTTGGACGGGTCGTAGGTCTCGGACACCAGGCCGGGAAAGTATTCGCTGGGTAGCTGGTCGGTGAAGTGGGTGATGCGGGTGTCAGGCGTCTTGTCGGCGTCGGTGCTTAGGCGGCTGTAGAGCCAGTGTTTGGCGCCTACGGTGCCGATGTGGTAGACCATGACGCCGCGTCTGTCGTTGCGCCCGCGCCAGTCCACGTCGTGCAGCTTGCCTTTGGATAACACCGGGGCGTTGTTGGGCACAGCGCCAAAAATTGCCATTGGGCGGCGCACGCGGCGGGTGCGCACGTAGTTTTTTACGTCTTCGGTGCGGTGGCCGCCCGCGTCGTTGGCCATGGCTTCGACGCGCATCAGGGCTCCGCTGGCGTGCAGGATGGGGGTGTTGAGCAGTTCGGTGAGTGCTGTCCATACGTCATCATTGGCAGGGTCTCCGGGCAGTTCGATGTAGTCAAGTACCCAAAATGCCAGGCCACGGCCCCAGCCGACGATTTGCACGGCCAGGCGGTTGTCTTGGGTGTCGATGCCTGCGGTGATGCACAGCACGCCATGTGGGGCGGTGCGCAGCGGGTAGGCTTCAGCGCGGTCGGCGATGGCGTTGTGTTTGACGGCGCGCATGGCGGCGTCTTCCCAGGGCTCGGCTAGGCGGTCGTTCAAGAAGGTTTTTAGGCGGGCCGGTTCGTTTTGCACGTCGCGCCAGGTCTCAATCAGGTCTAGCCAGCGTGGCCCCAGGCCGAATTGGTAGTAGAGGCAGTTGATGTGGTAGCCGCGCATTTTTGCGCCGGGGTTGTCGGGCACCCACTGGCCATCGCGGATCATCTGGGTCTTGTGGTGCTCGTCAATGGTTGCACCGCATTCTTGGCACACGTACCAGCATTGTTTGGCGTCAGGTGTCCAGTGCAGGCCTGCCCATTGCAGGTGCTGCATGTGGCCGCAGTGTGGGCACGGCACGTGGTAGCGGCGCTGGTCGGATTTGTTCCACAGCTGCTCGATGCGGCTTAGGCCTTTGATTTGCGGGCTGCTGATGTAGAGGCTTTTGCTGGTGGCGGGGAAGGCGCTGGTGCGGCCTTTGAGCATTTCCAGCGGATCATCACCGCCGGACAGGTTGTTTGAAAATTCGTCAACCTCGTCAACGATCATGGTTCGCACGGTGGTGGACTTCAGGCGGCTGGGGCTGCCCGCGTGCTCCATGTAGAGCTGTCCACCGGCGAAGTCTTTGAAAGTGCGGGTGTTGGCGCTGTCACGGCTGGCCACGCTGGTGAGCGCGAGTTTGACGGCGGGGGATTCGTCAATCATGGGGTTGAGTTTTTGGGCAACCCATTTATTCATGCTGACCTCGCCGGGCAGGCAGACCATGACCGGGCCGGGGTCGTGCGCCATGACGTAGCCTAAGGTGTTGATGGCGGCCTCGGTTTTGCCGAACTGAATCGGGAACATCATGACTGCCTCGCGCACGGTGCTGTGCACGCTCATGCAGTCCATGGGCTCGCGCAGCGGGGGGTTGTTGGCGGTGATCCACTGCCCGGCCATGGCGCTGCCTTTGCTGCTTAGGCGACGCTCCTGGTCAGCCCATTCGCTTACCGTGAGCGCCGGGCGCGGTGCCAAGGCGCGGGCAATGGCCGCGTAGATGCCGGGCGCGGCGTTGGGGGGTTTTGCGGGGTTAGGCGCGTCTTGTCGCATGGTTTTATAAGCGTTTTAAAGCTGTAGCGCTTGTAAGTATTGTGTTAGTAGCTATTGAATTGATAGTGCTTTTTCACGAGTCATCTTGAAACCTTGTATGGCGCGGAGGTGGCCGCCGTAATGTCTGGCCGCGCCNGCTCCGACAAGTTTTCCATCTCCATGCTTTTTTTGCGATAGTTGTTGAGNGATTTGATTTCTCAAACCATTCGTTCCGCCCATCATTTGGCTAATTTGTGTCCACTTTTCATGTTTTCTGAGCGAACGGCAAAGGCCGGGGTGTGCGGTGGCAATGAACACGGATTTGGTGCGGGCGTGGTAAGTGTTGACGTCGGTGAATTGCAGGCGCGCCACTTCATTTAAAAACCGTAGACCAATGCCTGCGCCCTGCCATTCCGGCATAACTACCATGCGCGCCGCGCGCATGCCGCCTGCATCAAGTTTTGGACTGATAGCGATATGTGAGACCGCCTCGCCTTCAATGAATCCGACGTAATAACGGCGGCAATCATGCGCGGCAGCTTCAGATAGTGATGCGGTTCAAATATAGGCCAGTACGAGCCGTTTGTCGCGAAAACCTCAAGCTCAAACTTTGGCCGCCGCCAAAGTGACCCCCGTTGCAGTTCTCCGGTGCGGGTGTCAAACACCCAGTCGGGCTCGACCCAGTCCAGGATGTCGTAATGGCAGGACAACAGCACGGCCTGCCCGGTGCCGCGTTTGAAGGATTTGCTGAAGGCCCCGGCGCCGACCTTGGCAATCTGGCGGTCGACTACGCTGGTGAACTCGTCAATGATGACGCGCGGGTAGCCCTCGGCAATGACGCGGGCTAGGCCAGCGCGGAACTTTTCGCCGTTGCTCAGGGCATGGAACGGGCGAAGCCAGGCGGGAACGCTGCCTAAGCCTACGGCAGACAGGGCGCTGGTCACGTCGTCAAAGCTGCCGCCGGGGGCGATGCATTCGACAATGGGTTTGTCTAGCGACCAGCCGGTGTCGCCGTCGTAAATGCCAACGTCAGGCCAGATGGTGCGGCCAATGCTGGTTTTGCCGCTGCCCGACGGGCCGACAACCACGCCAATTTTCCAGTCAGCGTCTTCCAGGGGAAGGTCAGCGTCAATGCTGAAGTCGGCGCCGCTTTCGCAGTTAAACAGGCTTTTGACGCGGGCGGCGCGATAAGTGTTGAAGTCGGAGCAGTTGTTGCGGATTTGAATTTTCATGGTCAGTTCACCAGCACTTTGCAGTCATAGCCCTGGCCTTGTAGGGTGTCAAACACTTGCGCCTGGTTACTTTCATCCTTGCATAACACAAGAATTGAATACTTCTCAACGTACTCGAATGCCGGTTTTTCAGGCGCCGGCCGGTTTGTGATGAGGGCGTGCTCTGGCAGTATGGCGTCAAGGGTTTCAGAGTCAAAACCTAGCAGGGATAAGTCGTAATCAAATTCAATCAAGTCCTCGATCTCGCGCGCCAAAGTCGCCATGTCCCAGGCGGCGTTTTCGGCCAGCTTGTTGTCGGCGATGACGTAGGCGCGGCGCTGGGCGCTGGTCAGGTGTGCCAGGCGGATGGCGGGAACGGTGACTAGGCCGATGCTCTGCGCGGCCATGACGCGGCCATGGCCTGCAATCAGGGTGTTGTCGGCGTCGATTAGTACCGGGTTGGTAAAGCCAAATTCTTTGATGCTGGCCGCTATTTGTGCAACTTGCTCCGGGCTGTGGGTGCGGCTGTTGCGGGCGTAGGGTACTAAAGTATCGGTGGGTAGGTGCTCGATTTGATCTGGTAGGTGGGGCGTGGTCATGATGCGGCGGCTTTCTTCAGTTGGTCAAAATGGTGGCTGGCACTTTTTAGGGTGTGTTCAAAGGCTTCGCGTAGGGTGCTTCGCACGGCTGCCTCTTCTGTTTGTGCAGCAACTATTGGGGCGATGCTGGTGGCGAGGTTTTCTAAGCGTTGGCGTACTTCGACCATGGCGGTGGCGACCAGGCCTTCTAC